CTCCGACAAAACACAATTAACGAGCTGGATTGTAGAACTTCTCTAAGCAAGGAAGGTTTAAGAAACCATCCAAGCTATTAACTGTTTGGATTTTATGTTCCACAAAAGCAACTTCCCTCTCTGTTATTCCATAGCGATCATGCAAATATAAGAGGTATTGCTTGCTGTCATCTTTGCCTTTATGCCAAACCCTGTCACCGTCAGCATATTGGTTGACGTCTTTCCATTTGCCAGGTTTACCTAGGGATATCATTTTATTGGCTAAGGCGCCAAAGATAGGCAGATCGCCAGCCCAAGCCTTGAGACATTCACCTTTGCTATAGCAAAGCTCTCGTCTAATGATTTCTTTGTCTCGATGGTTCTTGGGAAGGCGTGTTGTCCAACTCAGAGTCTGAATGACTCTTGCAGGAATACGGGTCATTCTAATTTTCCCAGCTTTATTGCGGAAAAATTCATTTGAAAGAAAGTCCATTTCCTCAATATCACCATAGAGGACTTTCTTGCAAATTTGGCCCAAACCATGTTCATGGGTGTCTTTCCTGTCCGTGAAAACCTTTGGTATAGCTTGTTTCAGTTGGGGCAGCAATTCATTGCTTAGACAAAACAAAACGTCATCTCCTTTGACTTTCAGTCTATAGCATCCTCTAGGGACGTGAGCGACTTCATCAAAGGTATAACGCCAGTAAGCTATCATAAGCATTGTATTGCCAAAAGTAGTCCAACCGTCACCAGAAGCTCTACCAACGGCTTCATATTTCAAATCACCATGATCGATGCCCACACTTAGGATAATTGAGCCTTCAAGTACCTCTTTCAAGCTGGCCACATTAAGTGGGTCGTCAAATCTCAAATTATCCAAGTGCGCTGCTGCCAATAGGAGTTCATTCATCAATTCATTCATAGCAGGATATTGAGTCATATCAAATCCTGATCCATCTGAGGCACCCCAAACAGGTTCAGGAATGTCCTCTTCTATTTTGTCAATTGAAGAACAAATTTCAATCCAATTAGCTCTACCACAATACGAGTCCATGTGTTTAGAAGCGATCTCTTCCATCTTATTGATGAAGGCATTCGCTAGCGCTTTCTTCTCATCGGTCGGTCCACAAATTTGTCTTTCTTTGGTATCGTTGAGTTCTGTATCTTTGAGGTCGTGAGGAACTGTAGTGAATTGCAGTTCAACCTTTGTAAAGGCTTCATACTGCATGTCCACTTCACCTGCAAAGTGTCTCCTATCGCGGTCCATAGCACGCCGAATTTTATCACGATAGTTAAGGCTGAATTTGTCCAGCCACGATTCCATATTAATGACAACTTCCGGTTCCTCTTGGACATAAGCAAGGAACTCTGGAATATATTTAGTTCTAAACCAAATGCGGAACTTGGTTAATACCTTTTCGTCATACCAAACTTTGTTTGAGCATGCTCTCAAGGATGAAGCTAAAGCGACACGGGGACAGTGGTGTTTTATGGTGGGCGTGTATAATTGTTCAGTTACTACCACGGGGAATATTTGGTGTGCGCCAACATGGCCTTCACACGCAGTGCATGGGACTTCTCGCAAATTGCCATACTCATTCTTTCCTCTTAACTTGGGCGGATAACGTCCAAGTTGCTCTTCGGGATCGCACCTTTCAGGTATACTCACACAGCTGGAAAGAAGAGTTGCGAAGGGCGTCCCGGCCTCAGTTGGGAGTTCGGTTAAGAACCCCCTGGTCTTGGTTTATTGTTTCTCGACTATTCGAGCCCAGCGTTCTTCTTCAGCTAGGCGAATTAGACGAGCGATGCAATAAGCATCTTGATTAGAGAACACGGAGGCATCATTATTTTTATTTTGTTTTTGAGCGTTGGCCATGGTGTTGCGAACAGATAAGGCATTTTGCTTAATACCTATTGCAACATAAGCCGCTACGACATCTTCTAATTTTGCCATAGCGCTTGCTCCTTGGTCAACTTGAGTGAGGAAGAACCATTTCTTCATAAATGATCTGACTACTATGTAAACTTCACCATCAACCTTCTTCAATGAGAAAGTATGATGCTTACTGTTTCCAAACTGCATAGCTAGCCACTCAACAAACTCCCGATGCGAAGTCATTTTGCTTTCATGTGTAGCAAAATCTATACGCTTCTCGTTAGCTTGTTTCTTCTTCAACTCATAATACTGAGTGTTCAATATATTGGGTAGGGCATCGGCACATTTATTATCAAGCTTTATCTCATCCTTGGGTGTGCTGATAGTTGTTGTTGCCATTATGTCCTTCCAATTATCTGTAACCTCGACCATCAAATCCGCAAATGTCGCGGGCATTGATGTAACCTGAGACCGGTGTTTCAATTGTTCTTTAGTCCATTTGCCGGCAATTATTGGTGTAACTTTGAACGTATCTCCAGTTATATCTTTGTTAGGGAATCGGTGTGTGCGTTCCCAAACATAGACTACATTGCTTGTACTTACATAAAAATATTCATCATCAAGCAAATGTGGTATGTGGTGCTGGTATTTGAAGGGGTTACCTTGCACATCAACTTCAACCCATAATTTCCCATCAGGTTTACATGTTATGGTATGAGTTGATTCAGGGGCGGTTAATCCATTACTATCAGGGACCATGTCATACCCATTCAACACTATTTTAAACTCCGTTTTGTTTACGTCTCCAGAGATGATTGTTCTAAGCTGTTCTTTAACAGCTGGATCATTCTTCAATTTTCTCTGGATCGCTGCGAAATAGTTGTTGAGGTAGACATAGGCTTGGGGTTTAATAGTAACCTGCTCATCCAAAAGATCTCGTTCTAAACGAGCTTGAATTCCTTCTGATACACCAGGATAGTAGAAGCTTTCCACCGAAGTGTAAGCTTCATAACTTGCCACACATTTAGCGCAAGTTTTCGTATCAACAACGGTAAGGACTTCATTTATCTTATGGTGGCACATATGATCCTCGAGATTGAGATACACGGGATCACGTTTATAGTAATCCGCAATTGCATCCTCCCTACTATTATGCTCCATAATCAAGTCATTAACACGTCTTCTCTGGTTTTGCCAGCGATATAGCTCAGCAGCATCATCCAATGGTACAGTAGCGTGCATATTAGAAAACACACTAACCATATTGGTAGGATCATGGGGGTGGGCTATATAACTGGAAATTTCTCTAACTAGTGAGGTTCCAATGTCAAGAGTCTTGAGACCTTTAGTCTGATCTCTTATTAATGCAGAACCATAGGCTCTTCCGAGTCTTCCGGCTCCGTGATGGTGGGGCTTGAAGCCATTGTCTCCTCCGATTGATAAGCGCTGCTTATCGACTCCGATTTTGAGGTAACTAAATGCTTCAGTGATTCCCTCAATAGCACTCTTTGACAGGAGCAAGTTAGATTTAAAGGCACAAGGAGTTGTTCCTGAAAAGATGAAATCTTGTGGTCTATGCAATTTTGGAGCTTGTGATAAGGGCTTAGCCTGGTTTCTTTTAAGGCCTCCCTCGCTCTCTCCCACATTCTCTTCTCTAGGATCAACTTTTCTCTCTTCTGGATGTGCTTGGATTTGCTTGCGCACATACCCGTTTTGTTGGAGATTTCTGTTCCCGTTTCCTCGCAAAGTCTTACCCTTTCGTTTAGAACTGGTAGATCTGTGCGAGTTTCTGTCGTGATTGTTGTCATTCATACAAATTTTGTGATTTGTTTGTTAAATTGTTTAAAGATTTGTGTCTTTAAAAT